CGAGATAGGAGTCCGTCTCGTGGGCTCGGAGATGTGTATAAGAGACAGGAACTATGGTTCCTCCACACAAAAAAACACAGTCGGACAGTGTTGTTGTTAGAAAAAAAAGAGGAAATTAATAATTAAATAAATAAATTATGCCAACAGTAAAATTCGAAGGCGGTAAAAAAACATTTCCCTACTACGGTATGGAGAAAAAAACGGTTTCAGGATACTAATGGCAAGAATGAAAACAGGGAGAAAAAAATCCCCATGCTGGTCAGGCTACGAAATGATTGGCACTAAGAAAAAAAGAGAAGGAGCAAAAGGTAAAACAGTAGTAGCAAATACTAAAGCAGCAAAAGTAAGAAACGCATAATATGGCAATACCAGCAGGAACTAAATTTCACGGAGTAGCGCCAGGAGTTGACACAATCAACAAAGGTTCTTCTACAGCAAACGCAAACAGAGATGTATATACAATCGAGCAGATTGGAGCTGTAGGAACTTCTGATGTATACACTCTAGTATCTGCTACAGACGGTAGCAATGTTGATTTAACTCTAGACGCAACCTCTGGAATAGATTCAACAGTTCAGTTAACCGCAGGAACTAATGTTACTATCACTCAAACAGGTGGTAATAATATAACTATAAATTCAAGCGGCGAATTTGGGCCGGGAGGTGTAGCGTTATTAATACCAGAGTTTATAACTGTAGGGCCAGGTACATCAACTACAATAACTACCAGTAAAAACATAATAGATTTATCTTGGAATGGGGGAGGTTCAGGAACTGCTAATGTAACACTTCCTTCAGCCGCAGCTATACCTTATAGATTTTTAAGAATAGTAAATGATGGAACTATTACAGCTCAAGATAAAGTTGATATATATGCACCAGGAAGCGAAACGATTGACGGGGGTGCATCTTATAGAATTAATAAAGTGTATAATGGAATTGCGGTTTGGTCAGATGGTTCTAGCTGGGTTGTGATTCAAGCAAAATCTACATAATGGCTACACCAAGAGCGGGCAAAGCAAAAGTAAAGATTACTTCAACTGGTAAAAAGGTAAGCTATGGTCAGGCGGGAAAAGCTAAAGGAGGGGGCCCTAGAGTTCGACCTGGTACTACTAAAGGGGATAGCTACTGCGCTAGAAGTCTAGGTATAAAAAGGCGTCTTAGTAAAAAGAAACAAAACGATCCGAACACTCCAAATAACTTATCAAGAAAGCGCTGGAATTGTGTAGGTGCTAAGTCTACAAAATAGACTATAAAAATATTACTATCTTTGTATTAATAAATAAATTTATATTATGAATAAACAAGGATACAATTCAAGACTAGATGAATCTCTAGGAGCTCGTAACGGAAAAAAATCTCAATCTTATAAAGCAAGAAGAGATGAATCTAAAGGGATGATGAAAAGATTTGGAAAGCACCCATATTCAGCTGATTCAAACATGAAGTAATGGCTACAAAAGGTAGAACTAAAAACAACTTCCCTGAAATTAAAAAAAAGAATGAAGGAAAGTTTACCAATTGGGTAAAGAAAAATATGCCTGGCAAATCCACATGTGCAGGAGCTTCTTCGGTTATGAAAAACACGGACAAGTATTCGAAAGGCGTGGTAGCGATGGCTAATTATGCAAACAACTTTGGTTGTAAAAAATAAATTATTATGAAAAAACTAGGAGCATGGCTTATTAAAACATCACACGCAATCGCAAGGTGGTGGGGAGGCCTAACACATAATTTTAAATGTAACTGGAATAAGATTATATTTGCAATATCTTTTAAGATGAAGGATTGCAAAAATGAAAAGTGTATATGTATAAAATGAAGTCAAGAGGACTCGGAGATGATATAGAAAAGTTTACTAAGTTTACAGGAATTAAAAAAGCTGTAGACGTAGTAGCAGAAAAATTAAACAAAGATTGCGGGTGCACCGAAAGACGAGATGGTCTTAACCGAATGTTCCCTTATAAAAAATAAATTATGGCATATCAAAAATTACAAGGATACAGAGCATGGAATGTTAACAAGTCTGATAATACAGACATTCCAAACATAGGGATAGCAGGTCCAAGTGGAACCACTACTTCTGCAGCAACAAAACAACTCATCGATAGCACTGCTAACTTTACCGCTGAGACAGTTCAAAATGGTATGATCGTAGTTAATACTACAGATGGTACTCAAACAACTGTACTTAGTATAGAGAGCACAACAACTTTAAATGTAACTGAGGATATTATGGCAAATGCTGAGGCTTATCAGTTGTACGACGGAAATCAAGAAGGCGCTGTGTTGTATATAGGTACAGCTGGAAATTTAAAAGTAACAACGGTAGGTGGTGATGACATTACTTTTCAAGGAATAAACACAGGAGCATTTTTCCCAGTGAATGTAGTTAAGGTTTGGGCTACGGGAACAAGCGCTGATAACATAATAGCTCTCTGGTAATATGCCTTTAATAATTGCCATAGGGAACTGGATTGGGATTAATGAATTAGGAATTACTCCTCCGTATGGTGGAGAAGATATAGTAACAGAACTAGGAGTCCAAATGGTGAACGAGGCAACTAGTGTTGATTTAATAACAGAACAAGCACCGTAAAATAAAATAAAATGGCAGTAAAATTTTCACAATTTACCACTGGTTCTACTCTAGCAGATATAGATTATTTTGTAGGGTATAAGGGAACTGACAATATACAGGTAGCAAAAGCCTTGCTATCTGGTACAACATATACGATTGATGTCCCAGCGGCAACTACAAACATTAACTTAGCAGGTAGTGACGCTACGAATGATGCTATTACACTTACAGCCGGAACAGATATTGCTTTGACAAGAGTAAGTGCAAGTGAGATTTCTATTGCGTCAACTGCGACTGGAGACACATATACTTTACAAGCTGGAGCAAAAGCTGGAAGTAGTGTTCCTTTACAATTAGATGCTGCCACTGGTTCAGATTCAGCTGTAAACTTAACAGAAGGTTCTGGAATAACGTTGACACAAACATCAGCAACAGAGATAACGGTAGCTGCCACTGCCACAGGAACTACAGTTGTTAAAGACCAGTTCACAGGAAACAATGCAACAGTAGCATTTACATTATCAACTACTCCGAGTAGTGCAGACAATATTAACATTTATATAAGCGGTGTATATCAGAACTCATTAGATTCTGGAGGAACGGCAAACTATACAGTTGCAGGAACAACATTAACTTTTGTAACTGCGCCACCGACAACCGCAGCAAATGGAATAGAAGTAGTAATAACACAATAACGTTTAGCTCATGGCAACAAACAAAGTAACTACAAACGTAATTGACATGAGTGGTAACACTGGAGGTCTAGTGTGGACAAAGGGAACGACAGCTCAAAGACCAACTGGTGTAGAGGGAGACCTACGTTTAAATACAACAGACAGCAGGCTTGAATACAAGGACAACTCCGATTGGAAAAGATTCTCTGAAACAGCGGCATCTTTACCTCTAGTAACAGTTGACTATTTAGTAGTCGCCGGAGGTGGTGGTGGCGGACAAGGTGGAGCTGGAGCTGGTGGACTTCGTACATCTTATGGTAGCACCTCTGGAGGAGGTTCATCAGCAGAAACAGCATTATCGGTAGCGCTATCAACAAGTTTTACGGTAACGGTTGGAGCTGGTGGTTCTGGAGGAGCTGACACTGCAGGAGGAAGTGCGCCAGGTTCAAATGGAGGGGATTCAACTTTTGCTACAATAACATCTACGGGTGGTGGTCGTGGTGGAGCACAAAACCCTATTACGCCTGGTAGTGTTGGTGGGTCTGGTGGTGGTGGAATAAGAGATGGCCAATCTGGTGGAGGTGGAGGAGCTGGTACAGCTAATCAAGGTTTTGCAGGCGCTACGAATCCAACTGCAGGTTGGGTAGGTGGTGCGGGTGGTGGTGGTGCATCTGCCGCAGGTAGTCAAGGACAAGGAAATAATACATCTTCGGGAGAATACGGAGGAAACGGTGGAGCAGGATTATCAGTTTCCATTACAGGTGCTGCGGTAACTTATGGTGGTGGTGCTGGAGGAGGAGTTTATACATTAGCAACTGGAGGTATTGGTACTGGAGGTGCTGGTGGTGGTGGAAACGGTGGGGGAACAAATTTTGGACTTCCAACTGATGGAGCAGCAAACACTGGAGGAGGAGGTGGTGGACAGGGTTCGTATAGCTATGCTGATGCTGCAGATGGAGGTTCAGGTGTAGTAATGCTTAGATATCCAAATACGTTTACAATAACAGTAGGAGCAGGTCTAACAAGTTCAACAGCTACGGATGGTAGTGATAAAGTAACAACGTTCACAGCAGGAACAGATACAATAAGTTTTAGTTAATATGGCACATTACGCATTTTTAAATAACGACCACACAACAGAAACTCTAAGAGAAGAGCTAATGGCTTTAAGTAATGAGATGAGTAATCTTACTTCTGCTGAAGAACAAGATACAGCTGCGATTGAAACAAAGCAAGAAGAGATAGATGCAAAGTACCAAGAAATAGATAATCAGCTGTGCGTAGTAACAGGAGTAATTACTGGAGTGCTTGAGACGTATGAGAAATCTGCAAGAGATGAAACGCTAGAGCAGGAGATAAGTGATTTAGAAGATAGCAGAACTGCAGATAAAACACAAGAAGAAATTACAGCGATTGAGGCTGAAATACAAGTAAAGCTTGAAGAGCTTCATGCGCTTCCACCAGAGGTAATAGACAATACAGTTTACTGGGAAGGGTATTATGGAAAAGGTGGACTATGCAAAAGAACTTCTTACAATACAGTAGGTGGTGTACATAAAAATGGTGGCACACCTTTTAGAAAAAATTATGCAGGGACAGGTATGACTTACGACCCTGTAAGAGATGCGTTTTATTCGCCTCAACCTTACGAGTCTTGGACTTTAAATGAAGAGTCTTGTTTATGGGAATGTCCTGTAGAAAGACCAGAGGGAGAATATTGGTGGAAAGAAGATACTACAGAGTGGGTGGATTATGAGTATTACTCTGAGCCATATACTTACGAGCCTTTATATGCTAGTTGGATATGGAATACAACTACAGGAGGTTATGAAGCGCCAATTGCAGAGCCAGATATTGAGGATAAAAATTCATATATTTGGAGTGAAGAAAACGGGGCATGGATGCTTTGGAACGATGAAACAGAAAAATGGGAAATAATATAATATGGCAACAACAAAAGTTAGAGGAGAATTAGTAGATTTAAATGAGTCAACCTCAGAGAGTGGTCTTAAAATACCTAGCGGTACATTACTAAATAGACCTACAGAGGTTACTGGACAGATTAGAAATAATACAGACGAAACATCGGAAGGTTCAGCCTCTGCAATTGAATATTATAACGGGACGGATTGGAAAAGAATAAACAATATTGTTGTACCACCACCTCTATTAGATTTAACTAGCGCTTCTCTTACAGCGACTCAAGTAGTAACCCCAGTACATGTAAACGCAGACGGTATAAGAGGTGTATGCTTTCTTCCAGATGGAAGCGCTATGTATGCCACGACACTTGATAGTTCTGGGAATGATTGGTTACATAAATACACATTTTCTACAGCTTTTGATGTTACTACAATAGGCACGCCTACTTCCTTTCAAACGACAAGTACAATACCTAATTATTTAACAGGATGTCTTGTAAATAGTGCTCAAACAAAAATGGCTTATGACCCTTACGCTACTAATAATTGGTATGTAAGAGACTTTGGAACTCCAGGAGATATAACATCACTAGGGTCTTCTACGGCTTATGTTTGTTCTAGGTCTGGAGGAGACCAAGTATCTAACTCAATGATATACACTGATAGTGAAAGTAAAATGTTTTGGATGACAACACAGATGAGAAAGACTGATTTATCAACTGCAGGAGACCCAGCTTCAGGATTGGCTTGCCCTACTGCAATTCCAAATACAAGCTATTCAGATTGGAGTTCTGATTTAGATGGAGGTAATTGTAGAACATTATTTTTTAATGGAGATGGAACTCAATTAACTATTGCAGGTAATGGTGCAAGATTAGCACAATATACTTTATCAACTGCTTATGATGTAACAACTAGAGGGAGTGCAACTAAATTTAATTTTGATACTTTGTTGGGAACGGGAGTTAGTAAGCAAATGATGCTTATTAGACCAAATGCAGATTTTTCAAAATTATTATTATTCTCATCTTATCAACCAGGAAATACATTATATCAATTAGCATTATAAAATAAAAAATGGCAACAACAAAAATTACATCACCGGATTTATTTAACTTAGGAAGTTTAAACACTGCTTTGAAGTTGCCTAGTGGAACTACTGCGCAGAGACCGACAAGTCCAAGTACAGGTGAGTGGAGATATAACACGACTACTAACTTAGTAGAGTTTTGGGATGGAGGAGCATGGAGAGATTTACAATCAGAGGACATACCCCCAATCCCGAGTGAGCATTTTAATACGGTTTTATATACAGGTACAAGTGCTACCCATGCTATTACAGGAGTAGGATTTCAACCTGATTTAGTTTGGATAAAAGATAGAAGTAATGGTGAAAACCATATATTAAACGATTCAACAAGAGGTGCATCTAACGATTTATCATCAAACACAACCTCAGCTCAAGCAAATAGGCCAACTGGTTTTGTTTCTTTTGATAGTGATGGATTTACTTTAGGTACAGATGGTGGAGGTGTTGTTAATGATTCTGCAAGAGGTCCTTATGTAGCATGGTGTTGGAAAGCAAATGGTGGAACAACAAGCAGTAACACTGATGGAAGTATTACAAGTACAGTACAAGTAAATCAAGCAGCAGGATTTTCTATTGTAAAATGGACAGGTACTGGAAGCAATCTTACAGTCGGAACAGGGCTAACTACAGCTGCTGATTTAATTATTACAAAAGCAATCGGCACAGTTTCGCCAGGTGTAGGAGAAGCTTGGCCTGTTTACCATTCTTCTTTACCAAGTGATAAAATAGTTTATTTAGACCACGATTACGCTCAATCAGGAAAATCATCTGTTTATCAAAATCCAACAACAACTTCAACTACTTTTGGAGTAGAAACTTGGAGAGGTATAAATCAAAATGGTGTAGATTTTATTTCTTACTGTTTCCATTCAGTAACAGGATATTCATCTATTGGCTCATACACAGGTAATGGTTCAACAAACGGGCCAATTGTAAACACAGGATTTGAGCCTGCTTATGTAATGATAAAAAGAACCGACTCTATAGATGACTGGATTGTGGTGGATAATAAAAGAAACACCGTAAATAGTAGGTATAATTATTTGATGCCTAATTCAAGTGCAGTTGAAAATGGAAGTGCATCGGGAACAGTAAATCCACTAGTAAACTTTTTAACAAACGGATTTCAAATAGCTGCAACCTGGGGAGCTGTAAATAATAATGGGTCTCCATACATCTACATAGCCTTTGCTTCTGACGCTTCAACTGCGCCAGCTTTACCGGATAGTTTTGATATAGCTACTTATACTGGAGATAGTTCATCAACAAGAAGTATAGATGGTTTAGGATTTAGCCCATCGTTAGTGTGGATTAAGAATAGACAAGGTGCTGCATGGCATCATTTAAGCGATGTAGTTAGAGGAGGAAACAATACAATCTTTTCTAATGCAACAACCGCAGCAACATCTAATATTGCAGGAGGTTATTTAAGTGCTTTTGAAGATGATGGATTTGAATTAACCTTTGGAACTAACGGAAGTGATGTAAATAAAACGGGTGAAGAATATGTTGCTTGGAACTGGAAAGCTAATTCCATTCCAACGATAAACACAACAGGAACAATACAATCTATAGCTGCGGCAAATCAAGCAGCTGGATTTAGTATAGTTAAATATACGGGTAACAATGTAGCTGGCGCTACTATTGGACACGGATTATCAGCAGCACCAGATATGGTAATAGCAAAAGGTTTAAGTGGTTCGGCAACAAGTTGGTGGGTACAACATACAGGATTATCATCAGGGTATGTTTTAGAATTGAACAGCACAGCAGCACAAGCAAACTGGTCATCACCTTTTAATAATACAGCTGCATCAAGTACAGTTGTTACATTAGGTAATGGAGATACAAATAGAAGTGGTGAAACTCAAATACTTTACTGTTTTACTTCTATATCAGGATTTAGTAAGATTGGAAGTTATGCCGGTAATGGAACTTCTCAAACAGTTAATTTAGGCTTTGAACCTGCTTGGGTAATGTTAAGAAAAAGCGATGATGTACAAGATTGGTTCATATTTGATAGCGCTAGAGATACTAGTAATCCAAAAACTTTATATTTAGAAGCAAATACATCTGACGCAGAAGCTTCGATTACGTCAAATATAAATTTCACTTCAACAGGATTAGAGTTTACAAGTGCTAGTTTTAATGATTCAGGTAAGAATTTTATTTACATGGCCTTTAAAGAAAACCCAGTGCAATACGCTATTCCATCTGGAGAGATGGGATATTTAGTAGCTGCAGGTGGTGGTAGTGGTGCAAACTCAGGTGCAGGTGGAGGAGCAGGAGGATTAAGAACTACGTACGGAACTACATCAGGTGGTGGCGCAAGCGCCGAAACAAATTTAACTTTAGCTGCGGGTACTTATACAATAACAGTAGGAGCGGGTGGAGTGTCAAGAGGAGCAGGTAGCTCACCACCTGCTTATGGTGGACAAGGTTTAAGTGGGTTAGCGAGTACAATTACAGGAGTAGCATCAGTTAGCACAGTAGGTGGAGGTGGAGGTGGTTCAAATTCACAATCCGCAGCTCCTCCACTTTCAGCTTCAGGTTTAAATGGTGGTTCAGGTGGTGGACAAGGGCCTTCTGCTGCAAGTGGAGAAACTCCAGGTTCAGGGACTGCTAATGAAGGATTTGGTGGTGGTACATCTTCTTTAAGCGCTCCTTATGGTTCTGGAGGTGGTGGTGGAGCAGGGTCTACAGGAGGAAATAGAGTTGGAAACACACCTGGTAACGGTGGTGATGGATTAACAATATCTATAACAGGTTCTAATTCTGGATATGCTGGAGGTGGAGGGGGTTCAGGTGGTACAGCTGCTAATTTTGGTTTAGGAACTTCTGGTGGTGGAAATGGTGCGCCTATTACAGGCACTGGTATTTCAGGAACAACTAACACCGGTGGTGGTGGTGGAGGTGGTGGAGACACTAGAGCTGCTGGGTCTGGAGGTTCAGGAATAGTTGTTCTAAGGTTAAACACTTCGGATTACTCTGGAAGTACAACTGGTTCACCGACTATAACAACAAACGGAAGTGAAACAGTATTAACATATACAGGAAGTGGAACATACGTTCACTCATAAATAAAATTTAATTAACTTTGTAAAAATAAATTATGGCACATTTTGCAGAACTTGACGAAAACAATGTAGTAACCAAAGTAATAGTTGTACACAACAATGAACTGCTTGATGGTGAAACAGAAAGCGAAGCTAAAGGAGTAGAGTTCTGTTCTACGCTCTTTGGTCATACAAATTGGGTGCAAACATCTTATAATAATAATATAAGAAAACGGTTTGCTGGAATAGGCTATACCTACGACTCAGAGAGTGATGTCTTTGTTGCGCCTCAGCCATACCCAAGTTGGTCTTTAGACGATAATAATGATTGGCAACCCCCAACGCCAACGCCGGAGGATGATAATGTGTACTCCTGGAACGAGGATACTCAAAGTTGGGATTTAGTTGAACCTATAAATGATGACACAGAATAACATGAATTTAGATTTTGAACCTACGATACTTGGTGCTACTGTATTAATTGTCAGTATAGCTGAAATTAATGAGGGTCTACAAAGTTTATTATTTTTTGCTACCTTAGTGTATACAATCATTAAAATTGTTCAACTAATAAAGAAAAAGTGAAATACTTTACAGATGCAGAATTTGATTCTCCAGACTCTCCCGATAGCGGAAGCAATATGGATGATTCTTTTCTACGTATGTTAGACAGCGCACGTGAAGTGGCCGGAACACCATTCAAAATAAACTCAGGGTTTAGAACGCCAAAGCATAATGAAAAAGTGGGAGGCTCAGAGAACTCATCACACCTTAGAGGGTTTGCAGCCGACATACATGTTGCTTCTCATTCTAATAGATATGCAATACTTGAAGCTTTACTTAATGTAGGCTTTAATAGAATAGGAGTAGCAGACACGTTTATTCATGTAGACGCTGACCCTATTAAAACAAAAAACGTAATTTGGACCTATGCTTAAACTACTTAAAAAATTATTAGGATTTAGTGACTCAGGCGTAGATGGTCTAGGTCTTGAAATAAGACAACTTATAAAAGGAAAAGAGATTGACCCACAAAAACTTATAGAGATGCAAACTGCTATCAACGAAATGGAGGCTAAGCACAGAACAATTTTTGTGGCTGGATGGAGACCTTTCATAGGTTGGGTGTGTGGGATAGCCCTTGCATATAACTTTATAATAAGAGATATGCTGGTATGGTATATGGGAGCTGCAACAGCGCCACCTGCTTTGCAGATGGAGCATCTTATGACCGTTCTTATTGGTATGTTAGGACTTGGAGGCATGAGAACGTTTGAAAAATTAAATAATAAGTCTAATTAAATGGCACAAGTAATGTCTGCTCTGCGCTATGAGAAACCAAAAACTCGTAGACCAGGAGTTCACGCAAAAACAAAATCTTCTAAAGTAAAATCTTCTAAGTATTACCAAAAAAAATACCGAGGTCAAGGCAGATAAATAATTTATATCTTTGTATTAATTAAATTTAATCAAATGGATATTAGAAAAGTCTCAGTAGGTGCTGATTATAAATCGGGAGCTATGCACTATATAGTAGGACAAGAAGTATTAGGGAAGAATTACATTATACACTTAATACAGTACGACAAGGAATCTAAAGCTTTTAAAATTTGGATTCAACAGGAAGATGAAATACTTTTATGGAAGGAGTTCAACGTCAACATGCCGGTATCAATCGAATATAATATAAACTTTTAATGAGGTCACCTTTTTATTTTATCGTTAAGCCAGTAGATGACAAGCGATATAACAATACGAAAAACGTAAGTGGCGTTGAGCTCATAACAAGTACTTCAGAGGAGAATCACAAAGCATCTAATCGTGAGGGAATAGTTGAGGCTACCCCACTAGGATACGATGGAGATATAAAGGTAGGTGATACCCTGCTGGTTCATCACAACGTATTTAAGTTTTATAATGACATGAAAGGGCGAAGGCAGAGTGGTAAGAGTTATTTTAAAGACAACTTGTTCTTTATAGAGAACGACCAGTTTTTTATGTATAAGCAAGAAGGTCAGTGGCATTGTCACGACAGGTATTGTTTTGTAAAGCCGGCTGCAAAAGAAGATTCTGTTATAATGAAAAGAGGATTAGAAGAACCTTTGATTGGTTATATGAAATATCCAAACAAATACTTGTTATCTAAAGGTGTTAACAAAGGAGATAAGATATCTTTTAAACCAGAGAGTGAGTATGAGTTTATGGTAGATGATGAGAAGTTGTATAGAATGTATGACCACCAAATAACAATGGTATTATGAACTCAGAGGAATTAAAGAGAGAGATTATACACGCAGGTCGTAGAGCTGTAGAGCAACTAATAAAAGTAGCGAAAGAAGATATTATAAAGCCTGACCCAGACGATGAGCTGGCGGCAGATAGATTGAAGAACGCAGCAGCAACTAAGAAGCTTGCTATATTTGATGCGTTTGAGATTATAAATAAAATAGATTTAGAGGAAGAAGTAATTAACTCTGGAGGAAAAGTGGATAAAACAAATACAAAACAAGGGTTTGCTGAACGAAGGTCAAAATAAATTATATCACATTATAAAGGATTATATCCCTAAGTCTGTTTTTAATAAAAAGAACAAGGCAAAGACGTGGTTGTATGGGTATAGTGAGAAGTATGATTTAGTAGTAATTTCTAAAGACGGAACTATAGGCGATATAGTAAACATAAACGGCTTGGCTATTGGTCTGCCTATACAGCCAGAGGAAATGTTTAAACGTTCTGAAAAGAAAGAAGAGCAGTACTGGGAAAGAGAGGAGCTTCATAAAGATTTATCTAGGATAAATTCTATATTTCAGTGGAACGATAGGCCCGCTACGTTTAAAAACAAATGGGTTGATTATATAGAAGCTGAGTTTGACAGAAGAGAACTCGGTTATTGGTTTTACAATAATGGTAAACCTACCTATATGACAGGCTCACACTACATGTATCTTCAGTGGACAAGTATTGATGTAGGGTATCCAGACTTTAGAGAAGCAAACAGAATATTTTTTATTTACTGGGAAGCTTGTAAGGCTGACAAGAGATGCTTTGGTATGGATTATTTAAAGATAAGACGTTCAGGGTTTTCTTTTATGGGTTCATCTGAGTGTGTGAATACAGGTACGCTTGTTAAAGATTCAAGGGTTGGTATATTATCGAAGACTGGTTCGGATGCTAAGAAGATGTTTACAGACAAAGTTGTTCCTATTGCTAACAGACTGCCTTTCTTTTTTAAACCAATACAGGATGGTATGGATAAACCTAAAACAGAGTTAGCGTTTAGAGTTCCTGCATCTAAAATTACCAAAAAGAATATGCATGAGGTGATGAACGAAGAGTTGACAGGTCTTGATACCACTATTGACTGGAAGAATACC